CCGGCGGCGGACCAGAGTGAGGGTGTACGACAGTTCTTGAACTGTGTCGCTGCGACGCTCATCAAACAAGCGTGCGAAGCGGGGTTCGCGCCGCGCGGTTAATTACCGCTCGGAGAATCGTCACCAACTCGAGGATGTCCTAATGTCTCTTTCCGTTTTGGAAGATACAGCTTTCCAGTATTGGGAGCAACTCGACTGTCCCACTAGTTTGACGCTAACCCTCCTCGGGCGCGCTGGACAGTGGGCAGAGGTTCTAACCTTCACGGTTGAACCTGAAGACTTCGCTACACCGAAAGACTATAGTCGTGCGAACGCCGCTGTCTGTTTTCTTAAGAAGAACCCCTGCGTGAGCGGGTTTACTTCTGAGGACAGACAAGCCTCGTGTGAGAGTAGTTGGAAGGAAGGCGAGGCGTCGTGTTATCATGCCAACCAGAGATTGTCCCCCTTTATCGTGCATCCAGAAATGGATAGCGCGCCTGCGAAATTTCTTCGCAGGGCTAGGAAGATACTCCTCGGCTGGCTTGGGCCCTGTCCTGATGATGTCTACGATCCCGATGAGAGAACTCAAGCTCGCAAGCTTGGGTATTCCCCTCGGAAATCGATCGTTGACTTCGCCAAGCATGGTCCTGGCACGACTTTCTCGAGCTCCGTTGCTAATCCCACAGCTGCGGATAAATATGACGATGTTCTGACGACGACAAGAGGCGCTGTGTTCTACCTCTGGAACATTGCTGGCACTGGATGGATGGATGCCCTCCTTAAAAGGGCTGAAGTTCGTTCGGTCTCTCCTCTTGACTGTATCAGTGTGTCCCGTGGGAACAGGTTCACATCTGTCCCGAAAACGGCCAAGACCGATCGTGGAATCGCAATCGAGTGTTCGCTGAATTTGTATTTTCAGTTAGCTCTCGGTCGCGCCATACGGACGGCTCTTCGTCGGCGGGTTGGTTGGGATCTCGACAATGCTTCTGCTGTTCACCGAAAGGTTGCGCAGGAAGCGTCTGTTGATGGTTCGTATGCCACCATTGATCTGTCCAATGCAAGCGATTCCCTGTGCAAGAACCTGGTCGAGGTTCTTCTACACGATACGCCCTGGTTGGAGCGTATGAAGGACTTAAGGTCCACTCATACGTTCTTTCGAGGGCATTGGCATCTGCTGGAGAAATTCAGCAGTATGGGGAACGGCTACACGTTCGAGTTGGAAACATGCGTCTTCGCATGTCTCATTGCTGCGTATCTGGAGTTAACCGGACGCTCAGCAATTCTCGGACACGATTTCTACGTCTTTGGCGACGACATCATTGTCGAAACTGAAGTCGCGGAGTCCGTAGTCGCGGCTCTGGCATGGGTTGGTTTCAAAGTTAACCAAGAGAAGACCTTCCTTCGCGGCTCCTTTCGGGAGTCGTGTGGGGGAGATTATTTCCTCGGACACCCCGTGAGGGGTTTCTATTTGAAACAGGACTTATGCCATGGCACTCAGGCGATCTACACGCTCCACAACGGGGCGAAAACCTGTCTTGAGATCAGTGGGGTACACACTCCTTGGTTTCTCGATTGGGTCCGCAAACGTCTACTTCCAGAGCCCCTCAGAAGCATCGGTGGTCAGACTCGCCTCGGCGATACTGTCCTCCATGGTCTGCCGGAGCAATGGAGATGGAAATGCGGGATCAAGTGGGTTAAAACCGTAAAGTGGACCGAGCCAAGAATCTTAGGTTGGAGATTCTGGCCCGTTCATATACGGCTAGCTTGTCGTCTCACCGGCTACGGCGATGACGTCCCCTTTAGAGGGCGGAGCCAAGGGATTTACTCCCGAGGCCATCGAAGGGCCGAGGAACTAATTTGGGTCAGCGGAAGCTGACCCCCGCTCACGCGGTTTAGTTCCAT